TCATTCGGCCGGGTCAAAAAGCGTCATCTGATCCTTTCGCTGCCTGCGGTGCTTCCTGACGATTTCGTAGATCAGCCCTTCTGAAATTCCGAACTCCTGGACCAGCTTGTCGGCGTTCGATCCATCGTAGCGCTGCAGGATGTGCAACTCCAGACGCTTGCGGGCCAGGTCATCCTTAACCGGGAAAACAAATGTCAAACCGGCCCAGCGCCGATGCAGCTGGAACGCCACCTCTTCCGACTCGGGCACCGCCTTCTCCCGAGGAATCCCGTTGCGCACGAACGCTTCGACGATCAGTTCGGCCAGCTCGCTGAGCATGTTGTTCCGGCGGCGGATCTGCTGCGAACGGATCTCCTTCATTATTACCTCCGCTTGCTATCTGCGGCCGCCTGGAGCGTTTCCACCAGGGCCTTGAGGATTGGACGCTGCCGCCGCCATCCTTTCGGCAGCTGTTCCAGGCCGGCCGCCTGTTCTGGATGCTCGATGCCCAGGCCCTGGCAGAGCCGATCCACTTCGGCGAGGAGGTACCGCTTCTCCTGCTCGACATGCAGCGCTGCCAGGATTGCCGTGAGCTGATCTGGCTTCTTCAGCCAGGCGACCTTGGCCACGCCGAACATCTGCTTGGCGATCTTATCGGCATAGCTCCAGGGCAGCCTCATCTCGGCCAGCTGCGCCTCGATGACCTGGACCTCGGCGGGCAACTGGCTGAAGTTATGCGGCTTGCCGGCTGCTCGCTTGCTGGGCTGTGGTTGCCAGCCCAGGCGCTTGAACTCCGTCAGCAACTGCTCGGCCTGGCGCAGGTTCAGATCCCGCGCCGACCCCTTGCCGAACATCGCCTGCAGCTTCTGCCGATAGACATCGTCCTGCAGGCCGAGCTGCTGACGAGCGATGTGGATCTTGCTGAGCAGCCCCCTAGCGAGTGCCATGGAACACCTCCATGCCATGCCGACGACCCAGCCGGCGCAGCTCAGCATCGCTGACGCCCAGTTCGCGAGCGAGCCTGGCCGTCTGCGCGGCCAGCAGCGCCTGGGCGGCGATCATCCGGCTCAACCAGACCTTCGGGTTCACGCCAGGAGCCGGCTGCAAAGCCGGCACGGGCGCTGGTGAGCGTTGAGGCTCGGTCTTGGATTGCGCGCGCGGTGCGGCAGGCTTCGCTTTGAGCGACGAATTCTCGGCCAGGGCTCCGTTGTATACCGGCGTCTTCATGGGGTTGATGACGAAAGTGTCCGGCAGTTCGCGCATCTTGTACCCGACCTTCTCGATCTGCCCGCCGCTGGCCAAGAACTGCTGAACCAGCTCGTCCAGTTCCTGGGCCTCCTGTCGCTTTACGTCAGCATCACGCCGAGGCGGATCGCCGGCAGTTGAGTGGTAGCGCTCCATCACCTGGCCTCCTTGTTTAGCTGTCGAATGCGGCTGTGCAGCTTCTTCTCGACGGTCTTCTGCAGACCGGGTACCGAGAGCGCAGCACGGCATTGCTCTAGATCGAAGCTTTCCAGAGCGCGCAGCCGATCATCAGCACTCACTGCACCGTAGTCCTTGTCAGGACGGATGAACGGATTGGATTGCGACATCTCATACCCCCTGAGTAAGCCGAGCCACGGCCTGGTGCCCGATCCCCTGGTGCAGCCGCGCGCGCTTGCCCGCGGCGTACCCCGCCTCACTGGCCACTTCGTCACGTGCCTTGAGCTTGCGGCGCTTCATCTCGAACTTGCCGACGTCAGCGTGGTGCTTCGCCATGTACGCCTGGATCGCGTCGGCGATGTTGTCGTCGACGCCTGCGAACTGGTCGACCTTGGCGTACACGGCCTCGATCCATCCATGCGCGAAGGCATCTCCACGGGCTACCTTGGTGGATCGCTTGCAGCGTTTCTGCGTGCTCAGGAAGTCCTTGCGCGCCTTCTGCAGCTGTCGCTCCAGCACCTGGTAGGCGTAGCCGGTCAGCTCCGGCGCCGCCGCGCAGCCGACGAACAGGAACGAAGCGCTTTCGAAATAGGAGGTGCAGATGATCAGGTGCGTGCCGAAGGCATGGCAGCACACTTGAGCGAGGCGCACCCGCCAGGCCGGCGGTTTTCCATCCGAGCCGGCGGGAACCCTGGCTTCGCCAGCCATGCTGGCTAGCACGTCGCCCATCTCCAGGTTGTAGGCTTCCATCAGCTTGTGGGCATGACGCAGCGCGATCTCGGCCTCGTTCGGGTTGGAACCCCGCCCCTTGGCCATTTCCAGGCACTTCTTGATCTTGTCGAGGATACGGTCCTGGTCCATGTCACACCCCCGCGATATCAAGAGGAATGGAGCGGTACTGGTCGGTGTCCCCGACCCGCTCCTGGATACGCACGTACGCCTTGGTGCTCACGACCTGGACAGCCTCGCCGATGGCCTGCATTGCACGCTGCCAACGTTCGTCATCGATCTGCAGGCGGCGCAGGGCAAGCACGCTGCCGGTACGGATGTTCCCTGCTTGGTCCACGCGGAACGCATCGTTGATCAGCGTGATGACCTCCGCGCGAGCGCCTTCTGTCCATTCGTGGAGGCACTCGTCGATCAACGCCTTGGCCGCCTGCAGGCGCTCGTCGAAGGCGATGTTGTCGGCCATGGCCCGAATGACCTTGTAGCGACCGTCGAAGCTGACCAGGGAGGCGTTGCCCTTCTTGCCACCTACCTTCGCCTGGTACTGCTCGGCCGACAGTGTGATGAAGGCTTCGATATCGCCGAATGTCGCCAGTTTGAAATCCAGCAACGCCTTGTTCAGAGCCTTCCCCTTGGCAACGATCTCCTGCACAAGGCGGTCGCGCTCCAGGTCAATGGGCTTGATCATTTCTTCAGGTACCAGGCGCCCCTTGGCGTCCATGCGGTACCCGGCGGGAACATGCACTGCTTGTTCAGCCATGGGAGGTTTCCTCTTCGGGATTCGGTACAACGCTCATCTCAGCCAGGGAGACGAACGCATTCAGGATGTGTCCGCAGTTGCTGCAGGTGATCACCAGCTCGATCAGGCTCGGGTCATGAGCTGCAGAGCCTGCGGTGATTTCGGGGTACGGAGTGCTGCACGCGGGGCAGTCGATTTCCAGAACATCAGCCATGGGGACGTCCCTCCAGCTCGGTATCAATCTGCAGGTCGAGCGCGTCACCCTGTGCGAGGAGCAGCGCCGTGGCCTTCACTAGGTTCTTTCGAGCGTCCAGGCTGGGTTTCCACCAGGATGGCTCGAACGGCCACCAGCCCGGCACCAGTTGCGTCAGGCACGGTTCTCGTTCTGGCTGGCAGATCTGCGTAACGGCTTCGTCGGCGTAGCAGGTAGCAGCCAGCGCTAGTTCACCGCCTCGGTGCTCAGCGTCATGGTCGGGGCTGAAGCCTTCCTGTCGGATCTGTCGCTGCCGTTCTGCCAGCACATCCCGAGCGAAAGCAGATACCGGCTGCTGGACCGGCATCGCGAAAAGAGCGATCACGTTCTTGCCATCCTCAGCCCATTGCTCCGCTCGGTTTGGATCAGCCGTGTGGTCCGAGATCCAGGCGCCGTCGAAAATGGCCCATGCCACAGGCTGTACTTGCGGCGCCCCATAGAGATGGGCTGTGCAGCTCATGAGGTCGGGGTAGCCACCAGGACGTCCCATTCGGTGCTTGCCGTTCTCCAGCGGCACGCCGGCCTGGCAGCCGTCGCACTGGTTCCGCTTTGTGCCGTTGTTCATCAGTGCACCCTCCCAGCAGTCTGCTGCTCGGCCTTGAGGTGCAGGTAGTAAGCGGCCAACTGCTCCAGCTCGGCTTCATACGCCTCGTGTTGATAGGCCAGCTTCAACTCCGCCAGCTTGATCAAGATGTTGTTCGCGTGATTGAGCTGCTGATTCAACGTGTGGTTGATGGTCTTCAGCTCGACCATTTGCTGGTCCTTCGCGAACCCATCGCGCAGAACATCCTTCAGGGCCAGGCGGCAGTCCTCCTCGCTCATGGCATCAACGTCCATCAGCGGGGTGTAAGCATGGGTGATGACGGTCATTGGTCTTGCTCCTTCACCGGGGTCGTCCAGGCCACGTCAACACCGAGCAGGCTGACGACATGGACGGTGACCTTCCCGTGAGTGGTCTGGCGAATGCCACGGATGGCGTTGCGGAAGCGGCGGTGCAGCCGCAGCGAATCCTCTTCGCGGATGAACAGGCGGCGATCGAGCACCGACGTCTGCTCAATCGGAATGCCGGCCTGGCGCAAGGTGCGGGTGGCGCTGTTGACTGCTTCCAGGCAGCGGGCCAGCTCTGGCGTCAGTACTGTGCAGAGCGGCAGATGGGTAGCTTTCGGCTGCTCTTCAGGGAGGCGGCCAGTGATCGGTACGACGTTCATGTCAGGCCTCCCGAACCACGTCAGCAGTGACGCGCGGCTCGCCGACGAGCGCGGCATAGTTCATAGCGGCCTTCACCAGGTTGCCGATGGCCAGCGGATAGAGCAGGCTGGGCTTGTTTTCCTTGACGCCCCCCAGCCTCTCGATGATGGCCTGCAGGCCGGATGCATCGATCACATCGCTCAGTGCCTTGCCAACCCGCTCGAAACGAAACGCCAGGTGCTGTTCCAGTCCGCCGACCGTGAGCGGCGGCAACTCGACGATCTCGATGCGCTGGGCCACCTCTCGGACTTCGCCGTTGCGCGGCGACAACTTGATGAGCAGTTCGGGCTGACCGATCAGGATGATCGACACCAGCTTCGTGTAGCCCAGTTCGAGTTCGCGGTAGCGCTTGAGGTGCTTGATCGTCGGGGTCGATAGGCTGTGTGCCTCCTCGATGATCAGCAGGTGGCGCGAGCCTGCGGTGTGGCTGGCCTTCAGAGCCTTGTGCAGTTGCGCCCAGCGGGCCTGCGAGCTGTTCCGCGGCGTTTGGTCTGGCGCGATCTCCGCCAGGATGGCCTCGGCGATATGCTCGCTCTTGAGGGGCTTGCCCTTGGTGTCGTTGTCTTCCATCCCCAGCACGTATGGCTGAATGACCGTCACTGGGGTGCCTTCCAGTCGATGCTCCAGATCTCGGCGCAAGGTGGACTTGCCCGCCCCGGACTCCCCGATCACCGCCAGAAAACCATCGTGCATAGCGACCTGGTGCATCGCCTCGCGGACATAGCGGATATCAGCGTTGATGAAGATGTCGTCAGCACTCTGCAACTCGTCGAAGGGATCTCGGCGGATGTCGAAAGCCTTCTTCGTGGCTGGCAGCAATACCTGTTTGCGCATTAGCATGGGTTCGCACTCCTCGTTTTCTTGAGCGTCTTCGGGGGTTGCAGGGGCCCCGGCGTTGGCGCGCCGGGGCCCCACTTCGTCGAAGGCCTGGCGCACGGTGTCGAACTGCGCGCCCTGAGCCATCAGGTATTCGGTGATCCGCCAGGCCAGTTGCTGCTGGTCCAGCGATTTCGGCCACTGGCTGTGGTTGATCAGTTGAGCGATCGTCGCCGGACTGAGATCGACCGCACGGGCCAGATCGGTCTGCGGCTTGCCGAGGCTGGCCAGGACTTCCTTGAGCTTCAGCATTACGAGTTACCTCCCACAACGCGCAGCGCGGGCCGGCTGGGCGCCGCCTGCAACTGCTCGACGATGCTGTCGAGCTGGTCATCCAGTACCCCATCGGGGTAGTTGGACTTGAGCCAGAGCATCGACTCGGGACTCCAGACGCCATCCAGGCGTGCCCGGAGGATCTTGGCGGCTGCCGGGTGACTCAGTGGCTTGCTCTCGACGGTGGGCAGTGTCACGTCGAGCTGCAGCTCGCTGCCCTTGCGCGACATGAAAGTCGGCAACTGAGCGTCTTCGATATGCTGGTAGGGCTTGAGCCTCCCGCCGAACGGAATGGCCTTGGCCTTGCGTGCGGCCTGCTCTTCGGCATCGGTATCGACGCCCATGGCCAGCCGGGCCGCTTCCTTGCGGGCTTTCTGCGCAGGCGTCTCCGCATGCGGCCGGAACTCCTCGCCGATCATGGGGGCGCGCACGTAGAAGCCGAACTTGTCCTTCTCGATCCTCGGAATGACGTGGAAGACTTCATGGCCGTCCTGGTCGAAAGTGATCGCCTGGGCGGCATCGCTTTGCCAGGGGTTGCGGGTGATCATCAGCTTCTCGCCGATCATCACGCCAGGTACGACCGAGACGTCGTATTCGGTTCCCTGGAAGCTGACGCGCAGCTTGTTAGTGACCTTGCGGCTCTCCGGCTCGGCGATTGCCAACTGGCGGCATACTTCGACGCTGGGCGCCTTCACCAACTGGTGCTCACGGATGCGCATCCAGGCCTCCGAGCGGGTCATGCCATGGCGGGAGTGCTTCTTCGCGGCGTTGAACCACGCGCGCCAGGTCTTGGCGGCAGCGTTCAGTTCGTCCAGATCGGCGACAGGCTGGAAGCGCAGTCCCGCTTCGAACTTGCGCTCGATGAGGTTCCGGGCGTTCTCCACCTGGCCAGTCACCCGCGCGGCACCGGGCTTGTGGACGAGGACTCGGATGTGCAGCGCACGGCAAAGGTTCCTGGCCATGGCCGAGGTGTTGGCAGAACCTGGGTCCATCATCAGAATCTTCGGCACGCCGTGCAGAATGTCGTTGCCACCGCGCTCCTGCATGGCGTCGATCAGCACATCACACAGGTTCTCGCCGCTCTCGGCCCCCATGACGTACTTCAGGTAAATCCAGCCACTGGCGTGCTCGGTGATCTCGTACGACCAGACCCGGTTGGAGGCGATGCGGGCCACGTTCTTCGGCTTGTTCTTGTAGAACTGGTCATGCGCCATGACGCGCAGGCCGTTACCGTGCTCGTCGGCGCCGGGCTTGAGGTAATAAAGAACACACAGCGAGGCATCGATCTGCCAAACGTGGTTGGGATGGCAACTGCCCAGCTCCGTTACCGGAGCAGGCTGTAGCAATTGCTGGGGATGAACCCCGAAGCTGTAGAGAGCCCTGGATATCGCGCTGATGGACAGCGGCCGAATCTCGCCCGTGTCCTCGTCAATGACGTCCGCCCGGATCATCTTGCTGGCCCGTAGCGCTTCCACCGCATCCTCCAGGCTATACAGGCGCTTTTCGTTGCGGCGCGCACTCTCCATCAGCGCGCTACTGATGGTCAGGGCATCTTCCCGGCTCAGGGCACTGGTGCCGGCGTCACTCCGGCGTTTGCGGGGCTTGCTGTCTGCGGTGACCTCCCTCAGCTTGCGGTAAAGCGTGGCGAGTGACATGTCGAGCCGCTGGGCCGTCGACTGGGCAATCTCTACGCGCTGCCCGCGTGGGGCGGCGCGAAGGGCGCGCTCCAGATCGACCAGGGCTTGAGTAATGACGGCGCTCATGGCTCAGTCCTCAGCCGCGCCTGCAGGCTGGGACTTGCCCATTTGCTCGATCCAGCCGAATTCGCTGATGTCATCGGGGGCTTCGCCGTCGGGCAACTGGAACTCTTCGCGAATCTGCAGGAGCAGTTTTTCGAGGTGGCGCACCAGGCCGGCCTGGAAGGTGCGGGGGTCGGTACCGGTCTTTTCGGCGTGGTCGAGCATGACGGAGAAGGCTTCGCGCAGCTTGCCGCTGATGTCGGCCTCGGCTTCGAAGGCGATCGCCGTTGCTTCCTGGCGAAGCTCTTTCTCGGCCTCATCCGCCTTCATGGTTTGGATGCGCCGCTTGGTCTTTTCCAGTTCGTGGACGGTTTCGTCCAGCTCGCGGGACTTGCGCGCCATGCGCTCGCCCAGGGCTTCGTTGTCCGCCCGTAGATCCTCTACCTGCTTCTCCAGGGCAGCCTTTTCCTTGGTGTGGGTGGCGATCAGTTCCTCGGCCAGGTACTCGACGGCGTCCTTGTTGCCCTGCTTGGCCGCTTCGATCAGGGCGCTACGGGCGTCATCGGGCAGCTTTCGCCACTGGCGCAGCTCGCGGTAGCCGATGCCCATGCGGGACATGGATTCCAGGGCTTCTTCGCCGAAAGTGCGGAGGTTGGCGATATCCATGTTTGCCTTGTCGACAGAGATGCCGAGCAACGAGCAGAACTCGTCCCAAGTGCCAGAAAACTCCGAACCGTTCGGACTTTTCTTCCCGGCAATGGCACGGTAGAGCTTGTTTTCCTTGACGTAAGCGAGCTTGGAAGTCCGAACCGTTCGGGAAAATTCCTCGAACGCCCCTGCCATCTGCGCTTGGCCGAGCAGTTGGTTGACCAGGTCGCGCTCCTCATGCATGCCCTGGGCAATGTCGCCCAGCATGGTCAGCGCGCCTGCCTCGGCCTGGTACGCCTGCTGGTTGACTTCAGGTATGGGTTCCACTTTCACGGGGGATGCTTTACGGGCCATGGGATTTCCTTAGTTCGGGAGACGGGTGTAGCGTTGACGACGCTCGTTGAGTTCGTCCTGGCTGCGGCGCAGGGCTTCGTCGAAGCCAAAAGCCACCTGGACCAGGCGCGGTCCGAGCAGCCAGCGCTTGTCGTCATGCGGGCTGCGGTCAGCCAGACCGGCGATGCGCAGGTTTTCCAGGGCGCGCAGGGCGGCGCTGGCGTCGCACTCGGCGGCGACCGCCACCTCCTTCAGCAGCAGCCCCCGGAATTCGTTGGCGGCGAGGGCCAGCATGACCCGCAGGGTTCGCTGGACCTGCTCGGAGCGGTATTTTTCGGTACTCATGCGCAGCGCTCCATCGGGATGACGACCAAGGCGCCGGACTGGGTGATAGCGGCTTGGCCACCGGTGGCCTCCGCCAGTTGCTGGTGGAGATGCTGGGCCTCGTTGCACCACCCTTCGGCACATTCCTCCATGCGGGTCAGCTCGGTGCGCAGGTACTCGTTCTCTTCGGCAAGGCGCGCAGCTTCGATGCAGAGCTGCTCATAGGCTTGCTCGTCCAGGCGCTGCAGCAGCGCCTGCAGGTTGATGGACTCACTCATCGTCAGCCACTCCAAAGTCCAGTTGAGGGGTTTCTGCCTGGGCGACGTTGCCGTGGTGCCAAGCGAGGGATTCGAGGCCGGCGCGGATGGCGTCCAGGGTCTGTTCGGCGGTTTGCTTGCCGTCGTAGAAGGCCATCAGCGCGCCGGTGGCGTTGTGCAGCACGCCCTGCAGCTGCTGCAGGTCGCTGGCGTTGCAGGCCTTGCCAACCGGGATGTCGACCAGGAGCTTGCCGTGAGCGGCGGCCAGGTAACGGGTGATCAGCGGCAAGCCGCAGGCTTTCTCCAATGACAGAACCATGGTCAGCGGCAGGCGGCCATTGCCCATCCATTTGTAGAGGGTGCTGGCGTTGTTCTGGCACAAATGGTCTGTGGCAAGCCGCTCGATCCCGCGGTTGTAGCGCTGCATGGCCAACTGCGCACAGCCGTCCAGCGCGTCGGCCGGCGAGCGCGGCACCCAGTGCTTCCAATTCCGGCGCTTCAT